AGAGGATCGTTAGATGCTCCAAAAATAGTGTTGCTAAATGTTGATGTTCCAAAAATAGCAGGTGTTGGTACTGCTGTCATTATGTAATCTAATGGTTGAGGTACGTCATCGTCCTCGTAATCGTATCTAACTCGTAATACAGGCTGTGCAATTCCTTCTGGACTAAAAGAGAGCTTTACGTATCGCATGTTTTTGCGAGTACCAAAGTCTCCAAAATCATAGTTAGGTGTTGTGTACGTAGCTCTAATGTCGGCTTCAGTATTTAAATGCAAGAACGAGTTACCTACATCGTGAGTATAAACGTATCCTTCGCTATCCCCGTGAAATGTTTTTTCTATTCCATTAGATGAAAAACCCGAAGTAATTGCTCTTGCTTGAATGCCAAATGTTTCTGACCATGCAAAACCTTGAGAGGTTAAAGAGCCTATAATACCTTTTGATTCTTTTGCGGCTTGTGTTAGAGTAGTATAAAATATTCTGTACTGTGATTTCTGACGCAATACAACGCTATCTACAATTAAATTTGAAATATCACTTGATACAGTCTCTACAATACTTTGTATCTGACGGCTTACTGATCCTAACTCAACGTCACCAATACGTGCTGTACCCGCAATAGTTCTTACGCCGTCAGGGCTTAGGAATACTAAGTCACCCGCTACTTCTTGAATTGTATGATTGTCTAAACAACCTACGTTTTTAGTTACAGGTTGTATTGCAATAGTGCTAGAGTTATTTATATTTGTAAGTTTATAGATACTATTCTTACAGAAAATTACAAGGTCGGAACGGAAACCACGCACTCCAACTACTTTGTCATCTAGCTTTATAGTTCCTGATCCACTGCTTGTAAAGCTATCTATGTCATCAGTTCCACTATAAAAAATTGTGTTGGGGTTAGTTGTATCTCCTGCAACTACTAAGTGCCTGTCGTGTATTGTACAAGTAGTTGGATTAACAGTACCAGACACTGTTATTTCTTTAGCAAAGTATGTTCTATTAGTAATAGCACCAGAGCCTGTCATTTTAAAATAGAAAGGCTTGTTGTTAGAAGACTCATCAACGATTATAAGTTCGCCGTATGTAGTATCACCTTCATAGATAGCAAAGTTACACTGGCCTTGTGAAGTTCTAGTTAACGATGAACGACCTGTAAAGGCTGTATAATCATCTCCACCACCCGCTACACTAGCTTTGTTAATCTGTAACCACGTACTTCCATCAAGTGTGAAGTAAATGTTTGTTCCTGACGCGGCTATTAAACCGTCAGCGTATACAATCAAACCTAAAATAGGGTTGTCGCTGTTTGGGTTAGCGTTACCAAACCTTGTGAAACCGTTAATTCTGCGGTATCCACCGTCTGTATCAACCTCAAAGTTTTCTAGGTTGGTAGCTAATCCGGGCTGTGCTAACATTTCAAACTGATTTAAATTAGTATTTAAACCACCTTTGCATGAAAGACCAAAAGGTTGAGAACCTGCCATGTTACACGAATCTCATTCTGTCATCTTTCATATAAATAGGCGTAGGCCCCATTAGAACAAGCTTCATGTTTTTTAAACCTTTTTTGTAATCATCATTTGAAAACGCGGCGGCTTGAGCATTGTCTTTAAACTGATGCACGTAATAACGCGCTCTATTTAAAAGCACAGAAGAATACGAATCGGGAAATACTAATACATCTGAATAAGCCGAAAGGGCTGTGGGTTGCACATACGCAAAAAACCAAACTTTATATACTTTGTCTGGTATAGGGCTAAGTCCAAATTTTCTATTATCTGGGCTTTTAATGACTCTGCTAGGAACACCGTATTGTTGTGTGTCAGCATCGTCTAAATTTTCTGATACTCTAAAAAAATCTTTCCACTCTTCGATAGTAGTGAATTTTAAATTGCGGCTACTGTATGGAGATGATTCTCCAGACACGCCAACTGTAGTCATATAGAAATTATCCCAATCTATATAACTGTAATCTGTAGTAATAGACGAGCTTGCGGGTTTTAACTCGTACCATCGAGTACCTGCAACTGTCTCAACGTGCGTGTTTCCGTACATTGGATCTGTCTCGCCGCTGTCGGCTAAAGACAAGAAAGGCCATTGAGGCTCTTCATTGACAATATCAAAGTAGGCTCTGTTAAGAACATCTTTTACATGCGTCTGTATTCCTACTGAACTAGCAAACGAAGCACTTGTAAGTTCAACTTCATTTATTTCTCGTAGGATCTCATTAGCTAAAGTTAGAAAAGTTGTTGCCATATCTTATTGCGCCTTTGATTTAGTTTCAGTTTCTTTCTTACCAAAGATAGCATCCCAGTTATCTTCATATTTTTTCTTGTTCTCAGGCTTGTACCAACTTCCTGTATCGCCCAGTATTCTATTTCTTGTTTTACCTTTTATCATTAAAGGTTTTGAATCGCTTCCTATCTGTGGCATGTTAACTCCTTTAAAAGATCAGGGGGCTTTTACACCCCCGTCTCTAGTTGCTTACTTAGTCAACACCATAGAACGCAGATACTAATGCGTCAGGGCGTAGTACTTTAGCACCATAAACATGCAAACCGCGACAAATGTCACCGAAGCTATCTGGGTCACGAAGAACCTCAGTGCTTGTGATGGTCTGAGCCGTTGCAGTAGAACTGATGTGTCCTGCAAGGATCTTACCTGCGGCATTTGAAGTAGCGGCAATGTTGTTAGACTTGTACATGTCAAAACCACGTAACTTGCCGGAAGATACCAAACCATTGCGGATTGATCCCTGTCCTGCGTTGAAGTCCACTGACATTAGCTTAGAGCTAGACTGTGATAGTTGCTCGTAGAAGCTAGGTGGAGCTAAGAACCAACGGCCTTCTTCTGGGATGTTCTGCTCGTCAAGTAGACGGGCCATGTGTGCCATGACATCCAAAGGATCATGCTCGTTAGAACCGAAACCAATATCCAAGTTACCTGTGCCATCAAGAGTTCCTGCGGCTAGGTCAGTAGCACTGTCGCTACCAAGGATGTGGTTAGGGCTTGAAGCTGAAACACCTGCGAACATTGTAGCCATTACGCCTTCGTCAAATGCGTCACGCAAAGCGTAAGCGGCAGATGAAGATGCAACTTCTTTAAAGTTCACGTGAGACATAGCAGTTTCAATATCGTCAACTTTGAATTTAAATGCGTTAGCCACATCTACAATCAAAGTAGTTTCAATGTCAGTTAGCTTAGTCTGAGTTACGTCAGCGCCACGTTCATAAGTATAAACAGTGATTTCTGGCTCTTTGATGATCTTTACAGAGTCACCGAAAGAAGAAATTTCACCGCTATAGTCAGTGTTAGTGATTGCTTCAACTACCGAAGCTTTTCGGAAGAAGTTTAAAACCTTCTTAGAAAAGATTGCTGGTAGGAAAAAGCTGTTAGTTTGACCAGTAACCGAATTACCAAAGTTACCGTTAGTGTCTGTACCTTGTTCAAACAGTTGGTCGGATGCGTTATACGCCATTATGTGTTACTCCTAAAAAAGACAATTATATTAATCTACTATTCTGCCTTCCATTATAGCCTCATCAATTTCACTTTCGTATTTATCGAATTGAGCTATAGACAGCCTAGCGATTTCCCGTTGTGACCAAATCTTTGGTTCTTTAGCATCAATTTGTGTTGTCCGTGTGGACACCATGTCTGCCGCTGAAGATTTGGGGGCTTGTGATTTCTTTGTCTTTTGCTTACTTTCAATTTTAATACCATTTTCCATTTTATAAAGGTCGATAGCTTTGATTGCTAATCCTACATTGTTTGGGTTTTCATAGATCCAACCTTGAATTGCTTCAGGTTGTTCTTTAGCCCATTCGTGAAACCTTTCATCGCCTCGTATATCCTCAAAATCAGGATGGCGAGAACGTAGCGTAGCTTCAGCTTCTTTCCGTTGTATGACTGTTTCTCGTTCTTCAAGAACAGACATTTTGGTTTTTAAAGCTTGCATCTGCTGTTCACTTTGTAAGTGTGCAACAGTTTCTACGGTTTCATATAGATCAGGGTACTGCTCTCTAAAGTTTGCGAGATCTTCAGTTGACTTAGGCGGGGCATACGCAGGTTGCGTTTCTTTTGCCATCGCTGTAAGCTCTAATTCTCTTTGCTTATGAGTTGCTATCTTCTGATCGTAATGTTTTTTTAGATCATCGTATCGTTTTTTATAATTAGTTCTTCCTTTGGGTTCTGCCTCTTCTTGTTCAGGGGCCGCTTTGCGGGTAGCCTGTGAAGGTTCTTCAAAGAAAAGCGTATCTGCTTTAGCCTTACTTGGGCCGTCTGGCGTATGCCAAGCCTTTTTAGAATTATACGGATTCGCAGTTGGTTCTTCAATTTGTTCGTTTGCATTAGACATTTACATCACACTCCTTTTGGGGCTTGCTAGTCTTTCAAGGTGGCTACATTACTCGCGTTTGTAATATAGGGTCTTGATACTTCAAGGTGGCCTCTAGGTAAAAAAAATAATAAAGGGTTCAGATAACTGAAGTAGCTTTATCGTATACTTGGCATTTGGTTAGCAGAGATCATTTGTTTCTTAACCTCTTCTTCACTATCATACGATTCCATTTCGTCTTCGCTTGTTAGACCTCCAAATGCTTTCTTCATTAAACCGCCGTCATAGGCTTTCTCAGCATCGTCCATCATAGTTTGTAGCTGATCCGCACCCATTTGATCGGTGGCTTTCTTGGTGAAAACAAATTCACCATCCGATAACCTTGCGGGAATCGAATCTGATACTCCAGTGCCAAGGCCACTTACTTCGCCTTCGCCAGAGAATTCTCCTGCAACATCCATGACCTTATCAAAGATGCCGCTTAGACGTTCATCACCTTCTAGAACGCCCATTAAATATTCTTGTTCTTCTACGTCTAGAGACTGCTCTAATACATAGCCTGTGTAATCTTCTTCCATCTCATCATCTGGGAGTTGTGAAGCTTCTGCTTCTGCCATCTCGTCTTCTGGGATGTTGTCGTATGTATCTACTGGCATCTCTTCTTCCATTCCCATTTCTGGAGCTACAAGCATAGAGCCTTCGTTGTACTGTGACATACCGCCAGACATTTTTCCTTTTCGTACATCAGTGCTGAAAGACTTTCCATCAAACTCAAAAGTTTCTTCTCCTGCATTGTGTGCGGAACTAAAAGCTTTTTCAAACTCGCTTTGCTTAGGTTCAGTAAGCTTATCGTAAGCTTCCTTCCCACCAAACGCAGTTATGGCTCCTGCTATCCCTGCTTTCATTTGTCCTTTTTTATAAGTTTTAGTAGCTTTCATAGGTATTGAAGTCATAGCTATGCTTTCAGTATCACCACGTAAAAGACTTGTAAACATTGAATCTATATCACGTTTACCGCCACCACCAACACCATAATTTTCAGCGTATCTTAAATCTTTTACTTCTTGTATATCGTCAGCTATTTCTTTTTGAAGATTAGGGTTTTCTTTTTTAACTTCGTCCACAGCTTTTTTAACTTGCTTTCTACTTGGCTCTTTTCCTTTCTTAACTGTTTTGCCTAATGCTTTTGTAATTAAAGAAATTACTTTACCACCTGCACTATACTCTTCACGTTCTGGAGAGCTTAGCATAGAGCCACCAGACATTTTTCCTTGTCTTTGATTTTCTTTAAATCTTTTGTCAGCTTCATCTAAATCACGATCCATTTTGTCTTGATCTAACTTTTGCTGATGCTCTTCGGCTTCTTCGTCTGACATAAACATTTCAGGATCAAGCTCTTCTTCAAGATCAGAAATTGTCTTACCGCCTTCAGAATATTTCATCTTACCGCCATACGTCTTGCCTTGTCTTTCTTCCATTTGCATTCTGTAGCGTTTGTCATCCATAGATTCTTTCATTTCTTAATCCTCAATTCTTTGTTTAGCTTCGCGTACCTGATCTTTTAGTTGTAGCAAATTAGCCAGAGAACTCACTCTCCCCTGCTTGCGGTACATTTCCAGTTCCGATGTTGCCACCGCCAGTGCCTGTAGCTCCAAGTTCTTGAGGCTGTTGAGATGCTCCTTGAGGGCCTCCCATAGCTCCTTGTTGCCCGTCAGGGGCGACAGCTTCGCCGCCATTTGCTTGTCCAACATTTTGCGCTCCTATTATTTGTGCCATCAATGCGGCTTCTTCAGGATCGTTTAAGATCTCGTCTGGGTCTAAATCAAGACTGTATGCTAACTCACTAACAATCTTAGAGATCTTAACGAATGGTGCAATAGCAGGATTCTGTGCAGTCTGTAAGAACATAGTCAATCTCTGACTACGTACTTCTTTTTGCATGAGGCTATTAGTACCCATTGCATTAATTTCTAGGTCGCCTTCAATATCTAGTTCGCCTTCAAAGAACTGCATGTTCCATTGGTAGTATGATCTTCCTAGTGGTCTAAGAAGAAAATCATCAATGTTTTTTACTACTGTTTTGATGTTGAGGCTTGCCGCACCTAGAAGCATAGACATACCAGAAGCAGTACGAGTCATAGACTGTACGCCTGTCTGTCCGTGCGAGTAACTAGGTATCCCTGTCTGCTCATCTGCAAGCTGACGAAACTTATCAAACATCATCATATTTTCTTGAGAGGTATTAGGAAACTTGAGGCCATGTATTGCTTGGCCCTGCTGTCCTGCTTGTCGTCTAAACACTTTTCCGGGATATATCTCCATTGATTGACCACCAACCAACGCAGACTCGTCAACGTCAAAAACTAATGATCCTGATAATGCTAAGTTGTCAATTGCCATACGTGCGTGGCCGTTCATTATTTGCTGAGAGTCGTCCATATTTTCAGCAACACCAATACCAAAGAAAGAGTAAGGATTACGCTCGTAAGGAAAGGCATTGTATGGGAGTCTGTACGGAGTAAACGGATTAACAACCCCACGTAAAAGCTTACCATTACTAACCCAAGCATTAACTTGTACTTCATCTAAATCATCTACCTCGTCTGGGAGTTCCATTCCTGCTTCGCGGGCATACTGTGCATCCATAACGCCCCAATACTCTAAAACCTCAAAAAGACCATCGCCATACTCTTCTGTACGGTGATCATCCTTTAATTCAGACTCGTAGTCTTTCTCAACATAGTTTGAACCCATCTGCAAACACTCACGGATTTGATCTTTGTTAAAGTGCGGTAGTTTTGCAAGCCCTCTAAGCTGAGAGCGGTTCATTTTATGACGATGGAAAGTATACTCGCAATCTTCCATTGTTGTAGCGTTAGGGTCTGGGAAGAAATCCCAAATACTTACAAACTCAATGCGCGGGACACGGACAGTAAGAGGATTGTAGGTTCTTTCGCCTGTCTCTTCATCTTTTTCCCACTTACTAAGCGTTTTATTGTAGTTGAATGGCCCTTTAACTACGCCGGTTCCAAATAATGCAGACTCAAAAAGAGCGTTGCGTAGCTCTGAGGAGCCATTAGACTCTTCAATCTGGTCATGTATAAGTCTTTGCATCATTCTTGCCGCGTCTTTAGCGGGTGCAAGTTGTAAAGCCTGTGGATCGGGGTTATACCCGTCTTTAAAAGTAGCCCCTGCTTCTTCTATGGCGTTTTCTAGTGCTGATTCGCCCGAAGAGAAAGTAGCTCCTGCTTTTAAGACTTTTCCGTCACCCTCATATCCAACATCAAAAGGATTTACTACTTCTTCTGGCTCTTCTTCTTTCTGTTCTGCGGGGGTACTTTCAATACTCGGAGCATTATCTAAATGCTTATACGTTGGAACGCCTTCAGGAACGCCTGTTTCTTTGACACCTATTGGAAATTGCCCAGTGCCAAACATAACATCAACTAATTGACCGAAAGCCGCAATGACTTTAGTCTTAGTTACTTTAATAAAGACTCTGGACTTCTCAGATTCGCGGAACCTTACGCTCTTGCCGTAAAGTCCACGAAAGTTATGATAGGCTTGAAGCCATCGAGCTTCATCATGCTCTCTGGCTCTT